AAGTTCGACGTCTGGAGTGTCTGTCGTTCCGATTACAATCCAATTCGAAAGGCTTCCAGATGCTGCGCCAACTGCTGCCGGAGGTGTCAGGGACACGTACAGAATCGGCGGAACAACTCAGACAGGGCTTGACCTTGGAGTCAACTGGACAGCAGCAAGAGCTGCAAAAGTTGATTACCTTGACGCTGCGGTAACCAGTATTCCAGGGGTATCTGCCATTGCCGATGCCGTTTGGGATGAACCAGTAGCAGGGCATTCAACATCCGGATCTACTGGGGCTTCTCTGTCTGCTTCCGGTGATCCGTGGTCGACAACAGTTCCAGCGTCTTATGGGGAAGGTACCGCCGGGTATCGCTTCGGCCAGTTTGCAACATCAACGGCTATAGCGTCCGCACTATCAAGCGTTGGGACCGTCGAGCTTATCGGACCAATGCTGTCAGGCGCTGCTCATAAGATTGTTAGAGGGTCTGCCTACCTGTATTCGATCGAGACGGCTCCATACGTCTTAGTGGCCAAGGCTACTTACGATCTGACTGGAGCGACGGCAGAATTCAGGATGAAGCTTGACAGGCAATCGGCAGTTGTCGTTTCGGCAACGATCGTAAGCCATGACGCTTCGTACTGGAAGGTATACGCAAACCTAACGGCAAGCAATACGGACGATATGACGCCGGGCGTTGGTCATGATCAGTTTTGGGTTACGCTGTCCGGTGGTGCTGTTGTCTGCCTCTCTCAGAACTACCTTGAAGTCATTGCAGGAATCAACGTTTCTTGAGCTTCTTTTCCGATCAGATTGCACTTGGTTTAACGGACATTCTTGACGCTGCTGGCCAGTCGGTTACGTATTACCGTGGTGACGATTCAATCACGGTAACTGCAGTTCCAGGAGACGGTCAGCGTCGAGGCCTTCAAACCGAAGTCGTGAGAATCAACAGTCAGCGAGACTGGTTGATTCTTGTTGAGGCATTGACGTTCGGCGTACCCCTCAGGGGTGATCAAATTGTTTACAACGGCGTAACGTGGGAAGTACTTCCGCAAGACGGAGAAGATTGCTACCGGGCGGTAGGGTTTGTCCAATATCGGATACATACAAAGGTGATTGCTATTGAGTGAACCACGATTGCCGGATCTCTCAAAAGAGGTTGCCAACTATCTGACGGACAGGTTTGGAACCTACTTTACCGCGAAGCACAATAGCAACGTTGTCTACCCTCAGATCAGCCAATTAAAAGAGCTTCAATGTGATGTCTGGCCGTCTGGCTTGGCGCTACAGCAGAAGACACGAGCAGGTCTATCGAGAGTCTGGACAATTAACATCGCATTACAACAGCGTGCAGCATCTCAAGAAGTGGTCGACATCCTCACCAATCTGGCAGATGACGTTCTAACTGACCTGTTGCTGAAGCGGTGGTTAAACGGATCTGTTTACAGCTCTGACGGATCGTTTGCCGGTACTGATGTTTTCGATCGAATTGTTAGATACGAAGAGAACGTCTTTCAGTCCGTGATGGAAATCAACTTCCAGAAGATCAACTAAATGGCTGGCTTCGGCAACGCTAAATTAGTCGACGTAAAGAATCTATTCTTCGATCGTCAAAAGATCTCCAAGGCGGTCGGTAAGGCAAAACTCAGATTCCTGTCAAAAGCTGGTGCGTTCGTGATGACGGCTGCACGCCGATCGATACGGAAATCGAAGAAGCCAAGTAAGCCTGGGCGTCCACCACATGGCCACAACGATCAGTTGTTAAAGAAGAATATCTTCTTCGGAATCGATAAGTCAATTTCGAATCCTGATTGCTTGGCGGGTCCTGTGGCTCTTAATTCCGTTTCGTTCACGAAGGACGGCACGCCAGTGCGTGGCAAGGTTCCTTCGGTTCTTGAGAAGGGCGGGGAACTGTGGATTCTGGAAGTCTTCAAGTGGGGCAAGTGGTCGCGCGCTGACCTTCGAAGCAAACGAAGGCTTTCGGGTCTTCCAATTCGATATCGCAGAGTAGCAATCGAGGCAAGGCCGTTCATGAGGCCTGCACTTGATATTAGTCGTCCAAAGTTTTCTTCAATGTGGCTGGGACTCCTTAAGAAAGGATGATGCTTTTTAGTGGCAGGTGAATCTTATTTGGGCGGTGAGGCGAAGTTCTACTACAACTCCGCAACACAAGCCAGCCCGACATGGGTGTTGATTGATAATTGCCAAGATCTCGACATGCCGGACAGCAGGACGGCTGTTGCTGTGCAGACTCGCGGGAACTGGCCATACGTCAAGAATCTTTCCGGTGCTCGGACCACTTCTATTACGTGGTCCAGTATCCAAAAGCAAGAGACGACAGACGCGGTTTTGACTGCTCTGATTGCAGCGTACGACGCTGGAACCGTGATCGAATTTGCGATTGCCGATCAAGCCATCGCGACGGTCGGTTGCAAGTACCGCCGGGTCATTACTCAGATTGTTAAGTGTGATCAGTCTGAACCGTTAGACGGTGTTGTGACAATCTCTTTTGAGGCTGTTCCGACAATCAATGACGGTGGCGTCAATCCGTCTCGTAACACTGCATCCTAGTACGGGGAGAATTCTTGAAGTACTTTAGTGATTCCACAGGAACAAAGTGGAGTCTTGATATCAATGTCGGGTCCGTCGAAAAGGTCAAGTCAGCCTGTGGGGTTGAATTGACCAAGTTGTTCAGCAATGAACTTGAACTGTTGACGGAGCTATTCGACAACCCGTCAACTCTTGCCGAAGTCCTTTGGGTGCTCTGTGAGACTCCAGGAACAACAAAGGAAAGCTTCAAGTCTGCCCTGAAAGGTGACAGCCTCGGACTTGCTGCGAACGCTCTGGTCGACGACGTGATTGATTTTTTCCCAAACCCGCGCAGACGGGAACTCTGTCGGGCGACTGTGCGGAAACTCTGGGAGACCGTGGAACAGGAACAAGCGAAGGCAGAGAGTCAGTTGAACAGTCTCAACTCGACATTGTTGAACTCTGCTGGAAGCTTGGGGGTGTCGTCCGACTAGACCCGCGTCCCTTCACGCTTCGCTCGTTAATCCTAATGAGCGAAGCGGTTCAAGTGGACGAATGGAACAGGACGGCACTTCTAGCCGTACTTTTGGCAAACCCTAATCGGGACACTAAGAAACGGCCTAGGCCTTATGGCGTTTCTGACTTCCATCCGTACGCAAAGCGGACGAAACGACAGACACGAACCGCAAGCTTTTTCTTTGACCGTCTGGCTTCTCTGGACGGTGTTCAACCCTCAACCGTAACGGAAAGCGCCAATGGCTAGTAGCGGTGATATCAAGGCTGGCGGCGCTTCCGTGCGGATCAGCGTTGACGAGGCCCCTCTCGTTCAGGGGCTGAAGAACGCAGAGGCGAGACTAAAGGCGTTTGGCCAGTCTGCTGCAATGCTCGGTGCCAAGCTGGGGGCAATCGGCCTAAGCCTTGGCGCCGGGCTTGTCGGTGCTGCAAAGCAGTTTGCTGATACTGGTGGCATGCTGGATGACTTATCACAGCGTACCGGCGACACGGTAGAAAACCTGTCAGCCATCGGGTACGCGGCAAAGCAAAGCGGGTCGGGCCTAGGGGAACTTGAAGGCGGTTTGTCGAAGATGTCTGGTGTGATCGCGGGAGCGATCGCAGGAGAAAAGGCGTCAATCAAACTGCTGAACGACCTGGGCTTGTCTGCTGGCAAGTTGAAGGGCAAGCTGCCGACAGAGCAACTTGAAATCTTTGCCGACAAGATCTCTCAGGTCACGGATACCGACACTAAAAACGACATGGTCAAGGCTATCTTCGGAAAGTCTGGGACCATGCTAATTCCTCTCTTGAATGAGGGGTCCGCCGGTATCGAGAAACTGAAAGCTAGGGCCAAGGAACTTGGTCTTGTGATGTCTTCTGAGGATGCTGCTGGGGCTGCTGCTTTCGGTGATGCACTCGACAACCTTTACGATTCCCTTGGTGGTGTTGTTTCGAAGATCGGCGGTGCGGTTGCTCCGATCCTAACAAGCCTTGCAGATCAGATTACGAACGTGGTTGCTTCGGTCTCCAAGTTCGTCAGTGAAAACAAGAGACTTGTTATCGGTGTCGGAATCGGCGCTACCGGGCTGATTGCTTTGGGTGCTGCCATTAGTGGAATTGGGCTTGTTAGCTATGTTGCTGGTGCTGCCGTTGGTGTGCTGTCCGGTGCTATCGGCGTTGGCTACGCCATCGCATGCGGAGTAGCTACTACGGCAACGGCGATCTATAACGCTGGCGTTGTTGCAATGGCGGTCGTGTCAAACATTAGCGCCATTGCTACCGGACTTCTGACAAGTGCTATGGCAACACTTGGCGCAACCGTAGCGGTACTTACTTCGCCGCTGACGCTGTCAGTTGCTGCTATTGCTGCTGTCGGCGCTGCTGCGATCCATGCGATGGGTGGCTTTACCGCATTCGGTCAGGCAATGCGATCTTCTCTTGCTGGTGCGTCTGCTCTGTTCTCAGGGCTTGCTGCAACAGCCAAGGAGACTTTCGGCGGTATCGCGGATGCGGTGGCATCCGGAAACATCCAGGGAGCCATCGACATTCTGTGGGCTGGCGTCAAGGTGGCTTGGCAACAGGGTGCCGACGCAGTCAAAGCTACCTGGGATGCTGCGATGATCTACGTTCGCGGTGCTCTTGACTCAACTGTCAACGGCCTTGGCGGAATCTGGGCGGGATTCCAAACGGCATTTACGATCGGCATAACAACGATCGAGGGGGCTTTTGATACCGCCGTGTCATATATCAAAGGGGCGTGGGCCTCCGGCATGGCTATCCTCAGTGCCGGGCTTGATAAGTTCATCACGTTCTCGACGAAATCCCTAGCCGAAATCGGATTCAAGGCTAGGGAACTAAAGGTAGCCATCTCGCCAATCTTCGGCAAGGCTGCTGCTTACGAGAACATTAATAACGATCGCCAAAAGCTTGCTAAGAAGCTTGAGGACGAAGCGGCAAAGCGGGCCAAAGACCGACAAACCGGAATCGACACCGCGTTCGATTCAAAGGGTCTAGAGAAGCGGGCACAGCTGCGGAATAACCGCGTTGCAGCTTCCGGTGACACCAGAGCTGCGGATGCTGAATTTCGTAAGCGACAAGAAGAACGACAGAAGGAACTTGAAGGCCTCGGCAAGTCTTCTGAAAAGCTGGCACAACTCAAGGAAGAACTAGCAGGCTTGGTTGCCAAGGCTTCCGAATCAACCTTGCCACCGGGTGACAAGATCAAGGAAGGCCAGAAGGCAGCTGAGGAAGCCACCAAGGTTGCTGCCGAAATGAAGTCTCCTGCCGCCGCTGTGCGGGGAAGTGCAGAGGCCGCTAGCGCTGCTGTCCGTGCTGTTGGTGGTCGTTCCGATCCTCAGCTAGAGCAGCTGAAGAAGAGTAACGAAAACCTGAAGGCGATCAGCAAGGCAATCAAAGACGGAAACAAAAACAAGGTTACGTTTAAGGAGAAGACCTAATCTCATTTATCGTTTTTGATAAGAGGCCTGGAGGTGGTAGCGGTACCATCTCCATCGGCCAAGCTGGCGAGGCGAAAGAGGTTTGGGAAGTACATGCAGACACGAACGATTACAGCACTGAGGACGTAAGAACCTCGGGGCTGTTCCCTCCTGTCTACGAGTCGTTTCACGCTCAAAACCCAAGGCTTCGTTTACATCCGATCGAGATCGAGCAGGACGACGAAGCGCCCTCGCGGTTCATCTGCACGCTGACTTGGACCAGCGACAAGCTAGACCCCAAAGAGGAAGACGAGAAGGACGACAACCCGTTAGACCGTCGCCCTCGGATCACCGTAAAGACTGGCAAGTTCCGCGAATGTAAACATCGAGACTTCTACGGGAAGTTAAAGACGAACACCGCTGGAGACTTGTTCGATCCACCGATCGAAAACAATGTCTCTTTCAAGGTGATCAACATTCGCAAGAATGTGACGGTCTTTCCTGATTGGGTGTTCGAGTTTGATGATGCTATCAACTCGGTTCCGTTCTCAATTAAAGGCCGAACGATTGATACTGGCTGCGCTTGGATCGCAGATATCGAGCTCGGTGAAGAGAACACTGACGGCGCCGTCCCTTACTGCGAAGCACGTATCGAAATCCATATTCGAAAGCGTCGACAGAGGACAGCCAAAGAGATATCGGAAGGCGTCACGCCTCCAAGTCCTTGGCAAACCGAGCAGTTAAACGAGGGCTTGAACCAGATAATCGAAGACCCTGATAATCCTGGTGACTACATCAAGGTCAGAACCAAAGTTAAGGACGACACAGGGGCCGATATCGATTCATCCAGTCCGATGAACCTTGACGCAGACGGCAAGCAGATCACGACAACCACTCCGGCAACGATCGACGATGACACAATTTTCATTGTGTTCCGAGATCATGAAGAACTCGATTTCAACGCTCTTTCCTTTTTGTGGACTTACTAACGCATGGCCGGAACGATTACTAACGTAACTGGAGTAACACACGTAAACGGTACTTTGTCTGTACCGATTGCGAACAAGACAAAGACAATCTCTCAGATCACGCAAGGCGTATTTACGGACACGCAATCGATTGCCACAAGCAATACCGCAATAACAATCGGAAGCATCGCGACACTTGGCCTGGTGGTTATCGAGAACATCGACTCGGCAAACTTCGTTGATATTGGTTCTTACGTAGGCGGTACGCTGTACCCGTTTGTTCGCTTGCTGTTTGGGGAGCGGTACGTGTTCCGGGTTAAGCCTGGGCTTACTCTGTACGGCATCGCAGATACCGCTGCTGTGAAGATTCAGAAGACTATTTACGAGGCCTAGAGATGCCGGAAGTCAGGTACTTTAGTGAGGACTGGATGCGACGTATCGAAAGATGCGTCGAGAAATCAGAGAGCGGTTTTGACGCTACGGCAAGGCGAAAAAGGTCGATCGTCGGGAGCGGCGGTGGCTGTGAATCACAGAATACAATCTGGGATATCACGGTGTTCGGAACTCCGACAGGTGGAACTATCGTTCTGCCTGTCACGGTAAACGGCGTGACGACGTCGATTACATTTAACTGGAACGACTCAGCAGCAACGGTAAAGACAACGCTTGCTGCTGGTCACTCCGAGATTGCTACAACAGACCTATCAACCAGTGGCGGACCTTTTCCGAATGCAACAATGCGTATCGAGTTTATCGGAACGCTGGCTAGTAAGCTGATTCCTGTTCCTACAGTTGGTTTCGGATCTCTGACGGGTGGAACTGGCAGGGGCGTAATTGTCGCGATGGCACAAAGGGGGCACGCTTAATGGATGCAGATTGCCCTTGCTGTGCTCCACCTTGGGCCATGCAGGCGATGCTTCGCGAGTGGAACTGCTTAAAGATCACGGACGATGGAGTCGATGTCAAATGGATCTATCGTCACGGTGATCTGCCGAACTACACCAGCAACCAGCACGTAAACGATATCGTTTACGATTCTTCAAGCGATCGGCTATACCTGTCCGAGTCAGGCACGACAAGCGGAAACAGTGTTGTTCGCAAGCTGCTTCCTTCGAATGCTGCTCTAGTCTGGAAAACAAACCTCGGTGCGGCTGGTGGTAGTTCGCTATCGTGCCAAGGCCTTGCGGTTTCCTCAACTGGAGTTGTTGCCGTTTGTCCTTCGAATACAACGATCGGTTCAGGATCAAATCGACTTAGAACGCTGGACGCTTCAACTGGGGCTACTGTCTGGGACGTCCCCAATGCTGCGAACCCGAATACTTCTGTTAACTTCGATTCATCTGGGAACCTGTATACATCCACCAATAACAGGATTCTAGGCGAGGTCGGAACGACGATTGCATGGGATTCGTCGGGTACTTTGCTTTGGGCTACGGGGCACGGAGCAACAAGCGGAAACTGCGTTTACGTAGCAACTGATTCGAATCTCGTTTGCTCTGTCGGGTTGCGTGGAACTGGGGCCAACATTGACACTACAAGAGTGTTCGACATGTCGGGCGTCTTGCAATGGAGCAAGGACCACGGAGCACGTGTCAACGGATGTGCATTCATGTCGAATGGCAACATCGTTACTGTAGGTGCCGTGTCTGGCTCTGTCACAACTCGGTGTTACGATTCCAGCGGTACACAGCAATGGACAGCGAACCACACCGCAAGCGTCAATCACGTGTGCGTTGATGAAGACGATAACGTTTACACAGCTGGGGACTACGTATCAGGAGTTGGGAACATTCGAAAGTACGATTCCAGCGGTACCCTGCTGTGGTCGTTTGACTATACGCTAGGGAAAGGCAGTATCTCAGCAAACGGAGTTGCCGTAGACAACGCCGGACACGTCTACATCGGCGGTAACCTAGTTACATTCTAACCGCAGAAAACCCCGCGATTTATCGTGGGGTTTTTTTACGTACCAACAAAATCTAAAAATCCGCACAAAATATACGCTTTGTTGTTGACTTACTACGTAGTGGAGACGATAATTAAACCATCGCAGTCAACAACACCCAGCACAAAGGAAACGACATGAGCATCACCGAACAAAAGACACTCGCGAAACTGATCAAGAACGGATGGAAGGACCTAGCCCTGGCTGATCAGGACGATGCGGCAGAAATGTACGGAGTGATTAAGGATCTGCTGGAAGCCCTGGAGAAACTTGAAGAAGGCGAGTAGGCAGAACGACTCAAGCCCCCTCTGAACAAGAGGGGGCAACCCTTCGAAAATAATATATTTACGGTTGACGCTGGACGACAGCCAGTGTAAGATTGAGCTAACGCAGTAACGAACACCACTAAAGCAAGGAATAAGACGATGGCAACCAATCAAAAACGAGCTTCAGTCGGTGGCGAATTCGGTGCGAATGGCGAATGGTACGAAGGTGGAAAGTTCATCAACACTGTGCCAGCCAATGCCAAGCGCCATGGATCTTCGCCAAAGCGAGCACGTAAGATTCAAATCGAGTATGGTGTTTGGGTTGAAGTTCAAGGCGACGAAAAGGCAATTTTCTTTGTGGTTGGTGGAGGCGCGACCTATATCGATCGGAACGATCCAAGCAAGGGCATCATGCCATTCATGCCAGCTTTCGAAGGACGAGGCGGAGTCATGTACAACGGCACGACACTTGAGGAGATTCAAACTCTGTGCGATCGTTTCAACGCTGGAGAGCGATACCGATAACGGTTTGGACATAATAAAAATTTTTCAATCGTGTCTATTGACCGAATGTGGTCAACAGACTATAATGGGATCATCGCGGTAACGAACACAACACACAGGAAACGATAATGACAATCAACGGACGAACGCTGACGAAGATCACCTGCAAGTGTGGCCGCAAGGGTGAAATGTGGTTGAAACCTGGGCAAGCTCACCAGTGCCTTGAGTGTCAAGAAAACGCTGACCGTGCCAAAAACGGGTGGAACCCCGCAAATTCACGCGACTAATTCAGCTACAACAATCGCCCGGTGAACATCTCGCCGGGCTTCTCGCAAACACCACTCTTAACGCAAGGGAACACGACGATGAAAAACGAAGACGCAATCAAGGTTGGTTCGATCGGTGAAAGAAGCGAGACCGCTTCCTACACGATCACCAACGACTTCGAAGGCAGTCTTGTCGCACGTGACAGCGAATCAGGGGAAATTGTCGCTAAGATTCCCAGCGACACCGTAGTCAAGCACGCAAAAGACTCTTACGACGTCATTGCTGAGTTCGGTCCCGCGCTGGTTGGAGATGTCCAAGCCGTCGAGCACGACGGGGAGTACATTCATGTACACGTGAGGATTCCCGCAGCGGGCTACAAGAAGTTCATCGCTACAAACCTCGCGAAATAAGTAACTCTCAGGCATTCTGCCGAACGCCGCTACGCTGTATGTAGTGGCCATTCCTGTAAGTCTTAACTGTCTAGCGGTACGTATGTAGGTGATGTCATGCCTAGAGTTAACTGGACGCCAGAGATCGACGCTGCGTTAGGTACAATGATGGATATCGATATCATCAAGCACTTTGGCTTGAGATGTGGGAAAGCGGCAATTCGTTTTAGACGTATAAAACTAGGTATAGAAGCATTCAAGCCAAGGGTTAACTGGACTCTGGAAATCGACGCTGCTTTAGGCATGATGAGCGACAACGATATCGTCAAGCACTTTGGGTTGACGTGCCGTTGCCATGCGGCAAAGGAAAGGCGACGCAAGCTTGGGGTATCGGCATTCAAACCAAAGGTCAACTGGACCCCGGAAATCGACGCAGCGTTAGGAACGATGACAGATATTGATGTTGTAAAGCACTTTGGCTTGAGATGTGGGAAAGCGGCAGTTTGTGGAAGACGTAAAAAACTAGGTATCCCGCCACTCGCCATTGAGGGTCAGTGTAGCAATTGTGGTGAGGTATTCGACAGAAATTCTGGAGTCAACCCAATCGCAGTGCATTTTTACTGCGGACGTAAAGAATGTGAGCAAGCAAAAAGACGACACGAAAATCGTTACTGTAACTCTCGCAAACTACACGCTAAGGTAATGGACAAACTTTCTCAAATTTCAGTAGGAGCAGGACAGTGAACAACGCAAACAAAGCACAGACAGACGCAATTAAGTCGATGGATGCTGACTCAACTCGCAAGTTGATGCAAGAGGCACTTGATCGGCAAACGCTTGATATGTGGATTGTCGCGGCATGCGTGGCACGCCTCGACAATTTGAATGAAGAGATCAATGAAATCTCGCCAAGTCTCCTGCAACTCTATCGAGACATTGCAGCAGGAAGGATTGCAGCCAGTGTAATCGCGAGGTTTGGGCACAGTGCTCCAGCAGTCCGCGAGATTGCAAAACTCAACCCGAGTGACCAGGAACGCCTGGGAAGTGGTGAGTTTCTACTCAAGAAGGTTGGACCGGGGTCGCGTGACGTTCAGAAGATCAACCCCGCAATGATGACTGTCAAGGCCCTGTCGACGTACATCTCGAATGGCAAGCTACTGACTCCAGAGCAACAGATGAGGCATGTTGTTCCTGAGCCTGCAGCGAGAGTTAAGCAGCCCCCGCAGATCCGAGCCAGCAAGGCGGACCAAACGGTCAAGATTAACGGCAAGTCTGTTGACGCTGGGCTTGTGCGTGCCGCCCTGACTGAGTTGTCTCCACGGAATAGGGTATTGCTTGATCCGACAGATCGAACATCAATCAAGCTGTGTCGTGAGAACGTAGCGGCAATCGATGTTCTGGCTGCCGGTGCTCAGTGTACCCGAGACGAGATCATCCACAGACTGATTCTGATTTCCGGTCTTTAACTACTACCGAAAGACGCCAATCAAATGAAATGTTTACACGACAGTAATACGGCAATCTCTCGCGGTCTCTGCATGAGCTGTTACCAAGCTGCATACAAGCGAGTCGAAGCCAAGGAAGTGACCTGGGAAAAGCTGGAGAAGCTTAAGCTGGTGAAACCCGCGAAAGGCCACACGTCAGCATTTACCGTGAAGTTTAAGAAGGTCATGTCAGTTCGATAGTTTTGGTTCGGGTACCACAAACACACAACACGTAAGGAACACCATTCAATGAGCAGAGTTTACTCAGCAGTCCAGACGAAAAAAGGCTTCAAGGCCGTTATCTCGATCCGTGGCAAGAACCGTAAAGAACGGGTTGTTTGGGTCTCTCCGTTCAGCCTGAAGACGGCGGGCGAGGCGATCGACGTGGCAAACCGTAATCGGTTCCGATCTATCGGCAAGTAGTCTTCTCTCTCTTCTCGTTCACCTCTGAACGGAGTTCCCTGTTAGTTTCAACTGTCTAAAGGTACGTACTTATCAACACGACGTCAGTTCCGAAAGTTGGAGAGATCACGCTTTTTGACGGTTACCCCGTCAAGGTTATCGAGATCTGGAAACATTCAGTAACTCTCTTGCGGATGCGTAAACGCAAGAAACAAGACGAAAGTCCTGTGTTCAGTACACAGGTGATCAACCTCAGCACATGGGAAAAGCGATGCTCGAAACAATTACCAAATCCAGTTCAGCGAAGTACGAGCAACTCTATCAGGTTGCTTCGAAAAGCCCTTCAGTCAGTAACTGGCTGAAAGCTTCTGCAGCCGCGATGAACAACGAAGATCATCACAAATGCAGAATGAAGGCATTCGAATGCCAACGGAAGGAACGTCAATGAGCAACCCGCAAAAACTGTGGGCAGAGTACTTGAAGGATCGATCGGACAAGAACCGAAACGCAATCCTAGTTCACTACATGCCGTTCATTGAGCAGGTGGCAGAAACACTTCTGAAGAATCCAGCCATTCGGGCGACGATTCAAAAAGATGAACTCTGCTCCGCAGGTGTGCTAGGGCTGATGTCAGCCATCAAAAAGTACGATCCTTCACGCGGTGAATTCGGACGGTTCGCCTACCTTCCGGTTAAGTTCCACATGCAGAAGGAAGCCTTGCAGATCTCGGGGAAGTCGGCACACCATTACAAATTCCCGGAGTATTCCGAGGGCCTGCAATCGACTCGGCAAGGGGCTGGCGGTGGTCAAGAACCGCCGGAACAATCATACGTCCATGACGTTTCGAAGGGACTGCAAAGGCAGGACTTGCTTGACCTAGTTGAACACCACGCCGATTTGCTGACCGATCAGGAGGCTATGCTTTTAAGCAACATTTACAAGCACGGCTTGAGCCGTCGCCAGTGTGCTGAAGAGATGGGGCTTTCGATTCAGCAGGTCGATCGAATTAAAAGCAATCTGATTGAAGTGCTTCAATGGGCCTGTGGCCATGAAGGGGAATTTGAATTATGACAGTTGAAGAACTTGAGAAACTGCGAGCGAATGCTGCGAAAACTCTTGATGAATGGGTGCTTGTCCAGCTTGATGAAGATGGTTGGGATGTAACGAAACCCGGTAGCGATGGTGAAGACTTGCGATGCGGTACCGTCAATCAAGCAATCGCAAAGTTGAAAGAGTGGGCAACTCCACCAAAGCCGGAGACGTTATCAATCGAGTTTCCCTGCAGCGTCGTTGAAACATACCTCAAGAACGGCTGCTACCCGGAGATTGTGAAGGCCTTCAAAAAGGCCATCGCACCATACGAGGTGCAACCATAGACGAGATTGAAGACGACGATTTAGACCTTGGACCGTCAGACCTGTTTAATCCCCTGACGGGTGAAGAGGTCGACCAAACAAACGTTGATCAACTGATTGACGTTTGGGAGCAGATGAAGCTTCACGCTGACCAGTGCTATAGCGTCAAGTCGCGTATCGCGAAGATCCTGGCAGGCATGACGGACGGCGACAAGAAGACACGTCGAATCGAAGGACTTCGCAGACGTGCTAAAGTCGAGATGCCGGGTATCGCGTGGGATCAAAAGAAGCTTAAAGAGACTTGGAAAAAGTTCCCTGGACTTGAAAGCCGGTGCCTCAAGATTGCAGAAATCGGGGTTGATCTGGTTGAGTATAAGAAGTTGAAGACGACTACCGGCGGGCCGGTTCTGATGGACTTCATTGCGTCAGTCATGTCTGCTGACAAAGGCCAGCAAGGCAACCCCTCTATTACCGTGGAGAAGTGACAGTGCCAACCGAAAGTGTAACAGTACCTTTGATCAATGTCTGTTTGGCATTACTTAAGACGAGTAAGTACAAATGCAACAAGCCAAAGATCTCGTTTTTCCCTCACGGTGTAATCCGAGTTGAGTGGTACGAAGCTGGAGTGTGCTCATACGACTTTAGTAGTCTTGAGGCTTGCCATGAGTGGCTTGAGAAGCAACAACCGAAGCAACAACCGTGGAACCCTGAAAGTATCAATCTCACGAGGGATGAAGCGAAGATCTTGTTTGAGTTCATTAAGCATGCCTGGGTGGCAAGTCACTTCAAGCCGATTGCGGCAAAACTCAAAGCAGCATTAGGAGAATAGCTATCCGAGTCGAACGAATTACACGTGTCATGTTTAACGAGAATGGATCACTCAATGCGATCTACGTAACGTCGATCGAATACCACGATGCTCCTAATTCCGATGACGATCAGGACTTTCCTGGAGAATCTCAAGACCCGGATGACAACGGTCCAGGTGGCAACTGTCCTGCACCAAAGGACCCTACACAGTTACCGCCGGGCACGAATCGACTGACGGAATACCACAAGGATCAAGAAGCCTTCCGTAACAACTAACACAGGGGAAAGCCTATCACAGCAGATGAAGCGGCGGATGATCTTTTTGAACTGTTCGATCCGTCACAAGTAAAGAGGCCTAGGCGAATCTGCATCTACGGCGGCCCAGGTGTCGGTAAGTCTAGCTGGATGCGGTCTGCTCCAGGATTGATCGAGACACCGACGGAGGACGCAAATTGCAGAGTCCCGAGCATGGCTTTCCCGATTGCTAAGACGTTCGCGGAACTGTGCCAGAACCTCAAGAAGGTTCGCACGGCGAAGCACAACCACAAGTATCTCGGGATTGACTCTCTGACGATCGTTGAGAAGTTAATACGCACCGAGGTCTGCGAAAATGACAACGTCAAATCAATCGAGTTGGTCCAAAAGGGATTCGGGAAAGGCTTCACGGTAGCGGCAGAAGTGTATGCCGGGTTCCTTGCAGGTCTTGAACGTATCCGACAGGAACGCGAGATGGGCATCATCATGATTGCTCACGCAAGAGTTGAAAAGCAGGACGATCCTGGAGTTGACAGTTACGGCAAGTACGTGCCGTCGATGCACGACAAAATCAACAAGGCCACGATTGAATGGTGTGACGAAGTCTTTTTCGCCAGAAACGTGATCTACACGACGACGGAGAAGGAAGGCTTCGGAAAGTCAACCAAGGCCAGCAGTGCGGGCGAGCGGTGCCTATTTACAACGGACATGCCAAGCCACGCGGGGAAGAATCGTCTAAGCCTTCCGGAACGTTTGCCGATGCCGATTGAGAACGGTTTTGCAGAGTACTCCAAGTATTTTTCACAGTAGAAAGAATGGTGCCGATTGGCAGCGATTGGAAGTTACGACAAGGATGCATCGCCGAATATGCTACTCCCGAAGGGGGAGTACGTCGCACACGTAACAGCGAGTGACTACAAGCAGACGGCGAAGGGGGACGGGCATTACATCCTGTTAGTGTGGTCGATTCTCGATGGGCCATTCAAGGGACGCAACCACACCGAAAGATTGAATGTCGACAACCCCAACAAGACAGCAAGGGATATTGGAAATGCTGAATTTGCTGCGGTTCGAATCGCGTTGTTCGGCGACAAGAGCAAGGTTGTATCCGATACGTCAGAGCTGCACTTGATTCCCTGCAAGCTGCAAATTGACGTGAAGGACGAATCGAACGTCGTCAAAAAGTACATCGGAATGGGCGTGAACAGTAATTCGGGTTCTTCTCCTTCCAGCGGTTCTTCTCCTCCCTGGTCAACTTCGAAAACAGAGGATCGATTCTAAAAGATGGCCGCTGCCCTATCTCTTCGCTGGTATCAACGATCTGCGGTCGATGCTGTTTGGGAATACCTGCGTAACGAGTCCGGAAACCCCTGCGTTGAAATCCCAACGGGTGGCGGCAAGTCGGCAGTAATCGCAACGATCGCAAGCGAAGCGGTTAAGCAGTGGGGAGGTCGAGTCATTGTTCTGGCACACGTCAAGGAGTTGCTCGAACAAAACGCCGCGGCACTCTTGAGGGTGTGCCCTGACTTAGATGTTGGGGTGTACTCAGCGGGGCTAGGAATGAGGAATACCAGCAACGCGGTTATCGTTGCTGGTATTCAATCAGTCGTCAACAAGCATGACATCTTCGGACGTCGTGACTTGATCTTGATCGACGAAGCCCACTTGATCCAGCCATCCGGGGAAGGGAGCTACTCAAGGTTTATCGCTGGAGTACAGGAACGGTACCCACACTGCCGAGCGATCGGGCTGACTGCAACACCTTACAGGATGTCGTCGGGAGAGATCTGCGGCAAGGACAACATCCTCAATACGATCTGCTATCGCGTTGGCGTGCGGGCCTTGATTGCTCAAGGTTTCTTGTCAAACCTGATTTCAAAGAGAGGCCTACAGCTTGACTTCTCTGAGCTGCACATGCAGGCAGGAGAGTTCAAGTCAAACGAGGCTGAAGAACTCATGCTTTCGGTGGTTGATAACGCTGTCGGTGAGGTGCTGAAGCACACGAAGGACCGTAAAAGCTGCTTGCTATTCTGTCAGTCTAGAGAGCATGCCAAAGCGGTCCAAGACAGGTTGATCCAACAGGGGGCCGAGTGTGGATACATTGACGGTGAAAGCGTCGATCGTGCTGAGACCCTGTCAGACTTCAAGTCGGGAAAGCTTAAGTACCTTGCGAACATCAATGTTCTGACAACCGGGTTTGATAGCCCTGGAGTTGACTGTGTGGCTCTGCTGAGGCCAACGGCCTCTCCGGGCTTGTATTACCAGATGGTTGGGCGTGGCTTCCGTATCGCTGAAGGAAAAGCAAACTGCTTAGTCCTTGACTTCGGCGGTAACGTTCTGCGTCATGGTCCGATCGATGCTATCGAGGTCAAAGCGAAGCACGGCGGAAAGAACGAGTCTGTCGAACGTGTTAAGACTTGTCCCATCTGCCAAAGCTTGATCAGTCCGTCTTACTCGGTTTGCCCTGATTGCGGTCATGTGTTCCAAGCTCGGGAGCCAGCTAAACACGAAGGTCAAGCCGGTAGTGAATCGATCCTGTCCGAACCAGAGACCTTTAAGGTTAAGAACATTTCGTACAGTCGACACGTTAAGAAGGGGGCCGACGAAGATGCTCCTGCAACGTTCCGTGTCGATTACTGGGTCGGTATCAATCAGGCTATCACCGAGTATGTTTGTTTCGAGCATGCAGGACGGGCAAGGTTAAACGCCGAAAGGTGGTGGATGCTTCGCAGTACTGAGAAAGTCCCGAGCACTGCATCCGAGGCGATGGTTTACGCAAGGCAGAACTTGATTGCCGAGACGGTGGAAATCACGGCAATTCAAGAGGGGCGATGGTGGAGAGTGAAGAACGCGGTTATCGGGAGTGTTCCCGAGAGCGTTGAATCACTTTTGGAATTTGATCCAGATGAGGTACCGTTTTGATGAGTATTGAGACACCTACGAAATTGTCAACACTTGACGTCCGTCTGATGGCATATCCGCTGAAAACGGGGTCACAAGAATTCAACGGAGTTTTTGTTTCGGTTGGAGGTGGTGCGATGTCGTCCTGCTGTCGAATCCCAATCGATAACGCGAGGCAGTGGCACAAAGAGTTGGCTGAAACGCTTCAAGAGATCGACGAAGCTATCGAGCCAGACGAGCCTTCCGAGCCGGAAGAAGTCGAAGAAGAAACGGAAGAGGAAGTCGACTGGGTTACTGTCTCGCTTATTGGTGTCGGTATCGCAACCATCTTGTTTGTTGGCTACATGTGGGCCTCTCTACTATGCGGCAATCTTTAATTGATGCTGTGCTTCGCACGAACGAAGATCGAATTACGCTGTTCGTCTCCTGCGGAGAGATCGAAGTGTTCGGCAGTGATATCGCGGTTGTCGAGTCGGTCTATCAAAAGGGCATGCCCTGGTCATCGAATCAGCTGCACCATATCGAACGTCTTTTGAATAACGCAGGGTTCTTGATAACTGTTGTTGAACACCGAAACTAACACAGAAGGAAATCGATTGAAGTACGCATTGGTAAGCAAATTGTCAAGTTGCACAGCGTTCGCCGAAAGCGGCATCGGATCGTCGGAACACTGCGCAATGGTGTTTAACTCGCGGTCGGATGCTGTCAACTACGCGGACGCATTGATCAGAAAGAATGCATTAAAGCCCGGAGAGTATGACGGAGGACGTGGTCCGTTGCGAGAGGTTCAGAGGTGGCTTGGATTGTCGGACCTGTTCCACATCTTCCGAATCGTGGAGGACGCAAACAATGATGGCGACACGAGCAGCTGAAGACGGGACGATCCATATCGCTGGAAGCCTAATGAGTCCAGAGGTTTCAACTCTCTGCGGGCTTCCCTCTATCGATGACGAAACAAGGCCCTACGAGTCGTTCACGACAAGCGAGGTTGATTGCCCTGCCTGCCTTGACTGCGTCGAGATCGCGAAACGGTTCATCCTGGACGCGAGAAGCGAAAAGAGATCCGAGAAGAGGAATGTAAAGTTGTGTCTGGACACTTTGAAAGGAGGTGCGAAAGCACATGAGTAATGAAGATGTTATTGGCTGTGTCAGCATATTTGTTTTAGCTTTTTTGGCACTCGTCCTAGGAATCCTTGCCGGATACAGCGTCGGAAAGGATTCAATCAACCAAGAACTTCTTAAACGTGGTCTGAAGCACTACGAAGCCAAGACGGGAGCACTTGTCTGGACTGAGGAGAAACCATCTGGGGAATGACTTTTTAACGTGGGCACTATATTACGCCGGGCTTGGTTACAAAGTCTTCCCCTGCGTACCGAACGACAAGAGGCCGTTGACGCCTAATGGGCTTCTCGACGCAACGACGGACGAACTTCAGATAGAACTGTGGGCAGCTGATAACCCGGATGCAAACCTAGCCATCTGCACGGACGGACTGCTGGTTGTCGATCGGGACACGGACAAGGAATCCGGACAGCCTAACCCTTGGCTGGCCGATGATCCACGGTTGACCGAATTGTTTGCGGGTGCAGTTGCTCAGACTCCGCGCGGCGGTGACCATGCGTGGTTTCGTCAGCCTGCCGGAAAAAACTATCGCAACACGGTCGACAAGCTGGCTCCACAGGTCGACACGCGGGGCAACGGTGGTTATGTCCTGGTCTACCCGTCAATCGTCAACGGGAAGCAATACACGTGGCTCCAGACGTATGAGCTTGAGGTAGGTCCTGACAAGCTGCCAACGCCTCCTGACTGGCTGCTTGACATGCTGGATGATCGCAAGCCGGTCGTAAAGCAGGAGCGTTCAACAGAGTCAGAAGTAAGCGAAGGGGGCCGCAATGCCTACTTGACTCGAACCGGTGGAAGCCTTCGAAGGATGGGGCTTGACGAAGACGAGATCCTCGCAGCGTTGATGGCCCGAAACGCTTCGAAATGCAATCCTCCGTTAGAAGAATCCGAAGTCCGGAAGATAGCTTGGTCAGTCAGTCGGTACGAAGAAGATCAGATCGCAACGTTGATCGTTGAAGGTTGCGAGCCAGAGAAGCCAAGCGAAGATCCTGGAAAGTTTCCTTCGCGACTGCTCAACGTGCCGGGGTTCATACATCAAGTGATGGACCTTAACTTGCGGGGTGCAATCAGACCACAACCGGAGATTGCCCTTGCCGGTGCGGTCTCATTGTTGAGCACGGTCACAGGAAGAAAGGTCTGCGGTGAAACGCGACTTCGAACAAACAATTACATTATCGCCATCTGTGACACAGGCGGCGGAAAGGATCGATCATTAAAGCTTAACAAAGACTTATTGCTGGCCGCTGGGCTTGAAAAGTATATCCCGATGGAGGACTTGGCTAGCGCTGCGGCGCTCGTGAACTCGATGACTGTCCAGCCGTCGATCCTGCTGCAGATTGACGAGATTGGGAAGTTCCTCAGAACGACAAAGGACGAGAAAGCCAACCCGCACCTTGCCGAGGTGGCAACAGTCCTGATGAAGTTCTTCTCGTGTGCCAATTCGTTCTACAGTGGAAAGGGATATGCTGCGATCGACAAAAAGAAATCGATCGTCAATCCTCATCTGTGCCTGTTCGGCGTGAGTGTACCACAAAGCGTTATGGAATCGATCTCCGTCGAGAACATGACAGACGGACTGATGAGCCGATTGCTGATTATCGAGGCCTCAGACCACAACCCATCAGCAGTACGGTACCCGGTCTTTTCAGACCCCTGCGAAGAACTGATCGAGGAGTTGAAGTACTGGGATCAATACAATCCGGGATCAGGAAACCTGTCCGGATTGAACACACCACAACCTAGAGTCCTCTACGATGGTCCGGGCGTCAACGATATGTTCTACGAGGCCGAGGAGTGGTACCGATCGCAGAGAGAAGCAGGAGAGCCTGGAGCAGCCCTTTGGACACGTGCAGCTGAGAAGGCCAGGAAGTTAGCCTTGGTATATCAGCTGTCGGCAGACCGAGAGTCAACGGAGCTAAGTCAAGAGGCTACACGATGGGCCTTAGATGTCGTGCTGTACCTCACAAAGCGAATGATCTTTCTGTCTCGGGACTGGGTGAGCGATTCCCGGCTAGGTGCTGACAAAAATAAGATCGTTCGCCGACTCCGAGAGAAAGGTGAACAGACCGTTTCACGGTTGCTTCGGTTTATGCAACACCTTAAGTCGACTGAGTTGACGGCGTTGCTAGGAGACATGATCGCATCAGGGATCATATCAAGCGAGATGAAGAAAGTTCGCGGAAAGGACGTTCCGGTCTATAAAAATTGAGCATCGGGCTTCATGGCAGTAACGTGAAGTCCAAACATGCCAAAATGGCAAAACGACATTTTTACGGGTCGTGATTCATCTTGGCGTGAATCCCACTGAAACCCACATGAAGTCCAGTTGTGACGTAAGTGCTTGCTGGATATGCGGTTGCAATGTG